AAAATATATGGGCAGAAAGAAAAGAAAAGGATTTTAAAACTTCATTAGAATCCAGAACAGGAATAACCAAAACAGAAGAAGGTTATTTTAAAACACTTTCTTTTAATATGCCTGAATCAGCAGTGAAAAGGGCCGAAAGAACCGGAAGGGGATTACTATCTGAAAAAGCAGTAAGAACATTAATAACTGATGATATTGAAATGTTAAAAAGATTAACCGGTAAACCTGAATCAGAAATCATTGCATTCTTAAACAAATGGTATGAATCAGTTAATGTTTCCGGCGGTCAAACATTAACTAACTTTGTTAAAGGTGTTTATAAAGGTGAACATGCAGGTTCAGGTGCATCTCAAACTTGGGGAAGTCCAGTTGTGAAGGATAAAGTAAGAAAACAGATATTTGAAGTTGAAGATATAGAACCCGAATACACAGAAGAATTTGAAGAATCGTATGAAACTGAATCAAAAATGGATGATGATTTATATTCACTTTGGATGAAACTATTTGATTAAGGAAGGCAGGCGTAAACCTTGAAAAAAAGATTACAATACAATTATTATTTTCAAGGAAAAAAATATTCCAGAACTACACTTGCAACTATGGTTGGTTCTGATGCCTTCTATAAACACATTAAGGATTATGAACACCATCCTTCCAGATATTCAAATATTCAAAAAAAATCCTATGGATATGATTATACATTTACTTCAGGCCTGTTTGAAGGTGATACAATTAACATTCATATTAAGAAAATAACAAAACAGAAAATTAATCTTGATAAATCTTTTTATACTTTGGATATTGAAACCAGCACATTTTTCAATGAAAAAGGAATTGACTGGGATTATAAGATTCATAACCAAACAAGAAATATAGAAAGATTAAATGATAATATTCCTGTATCAATTCCTTATTTAATAGGTGTAAGGGAATATAATGTTAAAAAAATGTATGAATCACCTGTATCAGATGGTTATATTCAAAAAATGTTTGATGAACATTTTTTAAAAGGATATTTACCATTAAGAACTTATGCCGATTTAATAGAATGGTTAATTAAAATAATTAATCAGGCAGAAGAAGAAAATACAGTTAAATTTTTAATTATTCAAAATAATGCTTATGAACATTCATTTCTTCATGCAAATGTTTACTGCAAATTGCCTGAAGGCTATAAATATGAACCTTCATATATAAAACCACATAAACCATTATGTATTGATTTATTCAAAGGTGAAGATTTATGTGTAAGAATATTAGATTCATATTTATTAACAGGTGAATCTATAGAATCCTATGGTTCTAAATATGGTTATCCTAAACTTGATAAATCAGATGGATATAATTCAACTTATACACCTGCAGATATACTTCCGGTTGATGAATTAATATATAATAAAAGGGATTTAGATATTTCTGCTCTTATGTTTATTAATGTAATTAAAGATTTATGTAATTCCTGCAATAAAACACCTGCAGAAGTTTTACCTAAACTATTTACAAAAACAGGTGTAACCAGACTAAAAAACAGATGGTTATTTGAAAATCCAAAAGATAATTTATATTATAATAGGCATGACATGTTAAAAGATAATTTGAATGCTGAAATAGAATGTTTTGCAGACTGTACCGGAAGAACCGAAAATAAAAAACTTTTTGAATTTAACCATGATTGTTTTATAGGCGGTTATGTAAGAGCAAATGAAAAAACAGTATATAAGATTCAGGAAAATGTTAAAAGTATAGATATAACATCATCATATCCATATTCAATGAAATCTAAATTATATGGATATAGATATATTACACCTGCTGAAGATTTTGATGCATTAGATTTTATATTAAAATGGTATGATAAAGCAGAATTGATTCAGAAGAATTTTAATAAGATGATGTATTATTACTTCAATAATTATTTAATGCTTTATATGTCCGATTCTATGCCCTTCTGGAATGCATCTGTTATATTAACTAACATTAAACCTAAACCCCTTCCTAATAATTCTATGCTTATTATGTCATCTTCAAAGTTAATTGATTTTGAAGATTTACATGCTAATAATGGAAGGATAGTTTCCTGCAGAAAAGCAGTTTTAAATGTATCATCAGTAGAATTATTCAATTATTCATTAATATATGATTTTGATATTACTGCAGTTTCCTATTTTGAATATGCATCCATTGTAGGCCCTTTATCTAATTCCTTGAATAAAACAATTAATTATTATTATAAAAGAAAATCTGATTTTAAAATTTTAGTACAGGCGCAAAAAAATAAAAATCTTATGGATGTTTTACCTTCTATAGAATCACTTAATGAATTTGAATTGAAATATATTAAAGAACATTATCAGGATGATGATTTTCTTTTATGGTTAGAAGTTCAGTTAATGATTCAAAAATCAGATTTGAATGCCCAGTATGGAATTAATGTAGAAAGGCCTGAACATGATGAAATAATATGTTCAGATAATAATGTATATAGTATAATTTCTGCTGAAGTAGAAAATTCAATATTCAGAAGAAATTACAAAGTAGGGATTTTAATCACTGCATGGTCAAGGATGCACCTGATAATGATGTCATTACTGTTAATCAAAGAAGGCGCATTAATTCATTACTGGGATACTGATTCTATTAAATTTACTGCAGAATCAGATATAGAAAAGGTTATAAATTTATTTAACAGAAAAGTAGGAACTTTTAAAAACTGTGAAGGATTAGGAACTTTTACTTTTGAATATTTAAAAGGAAAAAATTATTCCTATGAAAAATTCATATCAGGCGGTTCTAAAAATTACTGGTATTTGAATGATAATGAAATTCATTTTACTGTTTCCGGTCTTTCTTCTAAAGCATTACCATTATGCAATAAATATTTTCATAATTATTGTAAAGGTGATTTTAGAAAATTTGTTATAGAACTTCTTCAGCCTATGACTGATTTTGATGGTGAATCAATAGGTTCATCATTAACTGATTATACCAGCCAAACAAAAAAGGTTAAAATTAATATAAACGGATATGAATTTGAAGGTTATTCAGGTGTTATTATTAATCAGCCACAAAGCAGGGGATTACTTCCCTTTCCTTCAAGATATATTGAAAACAGATTTTTAAACGAATACGGAAAAAGGTGTAAACCACAATTATTAATTGAAGATGCAGGTGAACCTGTAATTCTGGAATTAAAAGAAATAAATAGTAAGGAAGTGTTTGGATTATTATGATAGAAAAATTAACAGAAGATAAATTAAACAATATAAGGTCTTATTTAATTGATAATATTTACAGGAATCCGGATATAATGTTTAGTGATGCTATTAGGGGTGATGATGATTCTGAAAATTATATTGATTTGATTGAAATAATAACAGATTTATATGAATTATTACATCAATTAATAGAAGGTGAAGAATATGATTATATGTTTCACTGGGCAAATAAAATAGGTGCATGGGTTGAAACAGGTAATTTTTTAAAATTAGTTGAAGGTGAAGATAAATGAAATACTATAATGTTTATGAACTGCTTGAAGAAGTTCCGGATGCAGATTTCTATATTATCATAGGTCAGCGCAGTAATGGTAAATCAACTTCAGTTGCATCCTTTATGATGGACAGGAATCAGGAAGATGGTTCAATGTTCGCATACTTTACAAGAATGGCAAACATATCAATCACTAAAGATATGGAAGAAGGTCATGGATATTTTACAGGTTATTTAGAAAAATATGCGCTGGAAAAATATCATAAAAAATTCTATGTAAAAGATAATACCATATATTTAGGTGAAAAGCCTTTATGCAGACAATTTTCAATTTCACTTTCCGGAAAATATAAATCTAAACAATATGATGATAATTATAAATATATTGTTTATGAAGAATTTGTTTCTGAAGATGGAATATATATCAGAAATGAATGGCAAAGATTTAATTCCGTTATATCAACTATTACCAGAAATCGTGGATGCAAGGTTTTCCTGATAGGAAATACAGTTTCAAGATTTAACCCTTATTTTGAAAATTTTGGCATTGATGTAATGCAGTTAGGATTAAAATCAGGTGAACACAAAGTAATTCAAACACCTGAAGGTGCGAAAGTCTGTATAGATTTTTCAGGGAATGTTTATCAGTCTGAATCTGAAATTGCATCTGTTCTGAAGGTGCAGAATAACAAAATAGCAACTACAACTGACTGGATGCAGTCTGACATGGTTCTGGATGGCCCTGTAATTGATTTAATTACAAATCAATATAAATCTATACCTGTATGCTTAATTGCGCTACAAACTAAAACTGATGCAGATTTTTATATATTGTACTGCCTTCAGGATGATAAAAACAGAATTGTATGTAATTTATTAACAAAAAGAATACTTTGCGATTCTGAAATAATAGATTCATTAGATTTACAGGATTATGTTTTTTATATAGATGTTAAACCTGTTCAATGCATACAGGCAGGTGTTAAATCCTATGTAGATTTTCAGAAATTTGCTAATAATCCGGATTACAGAATTATATTTAATCAAACTACATTTTATGAAGATGATAAAATAAGACATCATTATATTCAAAAATTAAAATTTGTAGAACCATCAGAAAGGATAGGTGAACAGTATTAATGAATATAGGAAATCGTAAAAAAAAACCTGAAGATGAATTTATTCCTGAATGGAAAAAAAGATGCACTATTATTAATTTAGATTGTGAATATTGTCTTTTATATGATAAAGAAAGAAAATGGTGCAGTCATCATTTAGATGAATACAGGGAATATTTAAAACAGGGAAAAAAAATAAGGAAGGCATAAAGCCTTCCTTTTATTTAGCGGTCATATACTCTATTTTGGGCATAATATTTTTCATTTTCAGCAATATTTCTTTCTTTCTGTTCAAGTTCTTTCTTTTTTTCTAACCAATATTGTCTGTCATTTTCATCTTCAAAATGCCCAGTAAGAATAGCATTAACCATATCTAAAGTCATATTAACACATCCTTATTTCAAATATTTCTGCGCTACATAATACTGTTCATTTTTATACCAGATTATGCACATTTTGTATTTACTTTTATCAATAGTCTTTGAACCCGCATCTTTGACTATTAACTTTATAACTGTACCATTTGGTATTGTACCAGCAGGGGAAGATTTCAAAGTTTCATAATAATGTAAACCACCTTCAGCCTTTACAGTTTTTTTAACAGTCTTTTTTCTTAATACACCTGTAACATAGTAATTAGTAAAAGGTTTTACCCTTTTGGTAACGGCATCATGATTTCCGGTTCCGTTTTCATCATAATAAGTGATAGTTTTTTTGTCTGTATGGTCACATATAAAAATATGCCCATAAGAACCGGAAGTTCTGATTCCTAAATCACCCATTTTTACAGTTGAATCAGATGCAGGTCTTTTGTTATTGATATAATAGGAATCAAAGTTTTCTTTTAAAATAGGATTAGTATTACTGTCATACCACCAGTCTTTAGCATTACCCATAGTTCCGCATTTAATACCAAAGCATTCCTGCAGATATAACTTTGCAAGGTCAACACACTGAACACCGGCATAACCATCAAAGTCTATTTTTTTTCCTAAATACTTTTTAATAAATTCCTTATAAGTTATCATTATTATTCACTTCCTTTTATGGTGTATTATTAAATTCATTACTTAATCCAAAATTACCTACATTCCCTATAGAAGTATGCCAGATATGAACACCGGATTCAAAAGCATTTTTAATCTGGGATGCATATTCATCAGGCGCATTTATCTGTGCATTTAACTTTGAAACCTTGATATAATTCCATGAAGGCCTTGATGTAATATTTATTGATGCTATTTCATCAATAGCATAGCCATAAACAGTTAAATAGTCATCAATATATTCACATTCGGCCCAGTTAGGCCCTATATCAACGAATCTGGGAATAGGCCTGTTATCTGTAATAGAAATAAGATTTCCGGATGAACCTGTATTTACACCCCTTTGCCCTATTGCATCAATCATATCCCTTGCACCTGCAATAGACTGCCCGGCAGATAAACCTGCGCCCATGTAATTTCCGGTTGCAAGTTGTGAACCTGAATTTACTAACGAACCTATTCCACCTATAGCAGTTGATAATTGATTAAGTGTTTTATCTAAACCTGTATTAGCATCATAACCGATTCTGCCCTGACATGAATAACCTAATTTAAAATAAGTATTAGAAGGTGTTTTATAATTACCTACATGTAACATAAATCCATCAGTTGCCATCTGACATCCGTATAAATGCATAGTAGGATTATTAGAATCAAACAGTTCAGGTTTTAAAGCATATTTAAAACCATTTTGTGTATAAACTGCATAACCTTTACACATTGATGTTAGCATCTTTTTATTTGTAGGTGTATAATATGTAGTTGTTCCACCTGAAGTTTTTGATGCAGATAATGATGAAGTTCTTAAATTAACAGTAACCTGTTTATGAACTATATCATTTGTAGCAAAACCGGATGATGTTCCTTTAACCCATGTAGGAATCGCATATAAACCTATTAATTCATTTCTATGGTCTTGCATTTCTGCAAGTGAAGTAGCACCTTGAATAGACTGCCATTTATACTCTGTATTACTATCCGGATTTGTTAAATCTTCTATCCAGTTAGAAATGTTATCCCAGAATGTAGTTGTAGCAGTTCCGTAAGAACTTAATACATCCTTCATTGATGCTCTTCCATAATTAGCAATTATTCCTGCTAAATCTGAAGTAGAATTAACAAAAGTTCCATATTCAGCGGTTAAAGTTGCACCTGTTCCTGAACCAGTATATTCATATTCTTTAGAAGTATTATTAAATTTAGAAGTTGAATGTAAAACCCATGTAGGTGTCCATGATAAACTATTATTATTTGAATCTTTACTGAAATCATTAATAACATCTTCAACTTGTGGTGTAACTGATACAGGTTCAGGTGCTAAATAATTACCTGCAATATCTTTTTTCCATTCACCTGCCTGTGAATCAGTTGCATTATACTGTGGTACATGACTGCGCTCAATATAGCATTTCTTAAATGTAATTCTATGCTGGAAACACTGCCATGCATCCAAATGATAATGAACTGCACATGAATTATATGAAATCCATTCTATCCGGTCAACGAAAGCATACCACCATACTTTAGTAGTAGAAATATCAGGATTCTTAAACATCATATAATTATAAGTGTTAATGTTATACATATTAGTATCAATTTTAATAACACCATCTTTTACTATATTATAATTAGTTCCTAAATATTTATCACTGGAAGAAAGGTTTTCAAAATAATCACCAAAAGCAGTAGCCTGTGCAGTTCCATTATCAAACATTAAATAGTTATTATCATTAGGTTGCCAAGGCACATTGAATAATCTTATTTCACTTGTAGGTTCTTTTAATGACATATAATCACCTTATCCTATAACACTATTATTTGATGAAGATTCAATTACACCATGTGAATTTACAATACAGTTTGTGAATGAAGTATTAGAATCTGTAAGTGTACCAGTTCCGGCAGATGAATTAATATAAATATTACTATACCAGTTAATAATACAATCTAAACCATAAATAACATAAGGTTTAGGTCTGTCTGTAATATGAATTCTTCCACCCCTGAAGGCAAAATTACCATCCCTGACAATAACCTGATAATTAAGTCTATCACCGGAAATTGAACCGCCTGAATATAATCTGTTTTCAATCTGAACATTTTGAAATGATACAGAACCACCATTAACAAATACTGCACCTATATGAACCCATTTAGTATTCAAATCTTCATCTTCAGAATGTGCAGATGCATAAGTATTACCTTCAATGAAAATGTTTTTATCAGTTGAAATTACAATAGGTTCAAGTATATTTCTGGTTTTAATAGATATTTCAAGTTTATCATAATATACCTGTGCATTAGCATACATAATTGCTTCTGTTAATGTAGGGAAGTAATTGTTTGCATCACCATTAGGATTAGATATTTCAAAAGCATTAGAATCAGTTGAAACATCTGATGCAGGATTTCCTACATTAAGAATAATATATTCACTTCCGGCCTGATTAGTTAATGCCTTATTAGGAATCATTGAATTATTAACATAATCAAAAGCAAAAACCTGATGATAGTCAAGGAAATGAACTATATTATGATTCTGGATAGAAGTTCCAAAATAGATTGTATTTCCTATTACAGAAAGGTTTTCAAATTCACCATATCTGAATTCATGATTACCACCAAATTCACCCAGACTGTAAACCCAGTCTATTGATTTTGTAGTTCTGTTAATTCTTAAAATACAATTAGGTGTAGTTGAACCCATAAAGAAATATAAATCATTACAACATAATCCAGAACCAAACAATCCATAAGTTTTAGAAAGTTCTGTATATCTTGAATCTTCTAAATCAATAGATATTTCTAATTCAATTCCATGTTCTTCCCAACTTGTAACCTTATAAATTGAAGGATGTGTACCATCACTGCAAAGATATACTTCACCATTATAGCAACATACATTTGAAATTTTGCTTAAACCGGAAAAAGAAATTCCACCTGAACCCCATACAAAATCAAGATTCCAGTCCAGCGCAAAAACAGTATTCATATCTGTGAATACCTGATTAACCCATTGTTTTGAAGGTGCGATATAAAATAAATCATTTACATCATCATAGCAGATGCTATTTCCATGAAAAACATTCTTAACTGCATGTTTAACAAAATACCATCCTTCTGAATATTTCCTGTAAATTCTTATATCACAATCATCTGTATATCTGGATTCACTGTCAACTGCACCAACTACAAAACATCCTACAAAATAGGTAATACCTTCCCTGATGAACATACATCCACCCTGACAGAATGAAAAATGTGCATCTTCAGTATTAAGGTTAACATTTGTAAATTCATGCGCTTTTTGGCATATTCTGAACATTCTGTTAGTATAAGGTTCAGTGAATTTAGGTGCAGTTGCAGATGCATAATATTTAGAAAGAACATCTGCAAGAACATCATCAAATTCACCGGATTCATACATTTCTTCCAGAACCTTCTGAACTTCTTCCTTAATAGCATCATCCATATCATCCAGAACCTTCTGAATCTCATTCAAAATTTCTGTGTATGAATTGCACTGTTCAATGATTTCATTTACTTTTGAAAGTAATGAAAGCAGAAGTTCATAATTTGAGAATTCACCTATATATGTTTGCGGAATAGTCTTATTAGAATAAATTCCTAACATATATGCAAGTTCTTTTAGTTTCGGTCTTGCCATTTATATCATCCTTTCTGCATTAAGCCGGAATTTTTGTGTATTGTACCTTTGCGAATCCAAGCCCAGTTTGATATTCTGTTAAATTATAACAAGAAATATAAACAGCACCGGAATCATAACCTTCAGTTTTATCATACATATAGGCAACTATGGATTTTACTGCTGATGCCTTTACAAATGAACCTGTAGGTACACAATTAAAACTCACAGTTCTAGGGTCATCATCATTAGAAATAATTAAACCTTCACAATTAATGATTTTTTCACTTCCGGGAACTTCAATTACATATCCATTACTGACATCATATTCAGGTAACGGAAAACAACATTCATATAAATCATCACCAAAATATGAACCTATTTTTCTTTCTTCAGTTGAATAAACAACTTCATAAGGTTCAACTGGTTCAGGTTGACTATTGATAGCATCAATAATTTCATTAATCTTATATTTTATTTTCCTGATTATTTCATAGTTATTAAACAGTGAAAATGTAGGAATTTCATGTAATTTGTTAATCATTATTTTCATCCTTTCCTATAATTTTATTAATTAAAGATTTTAAAAGATTAATTGTATATTTAATCATATCTGTAATATAATTTTTTCCTGTAACTTCTTCCATGTTTTCACCTATTGAAGTTAATTCAACTACCGAAATACCGATACAAATTACAGGACATAAATTAAATTTAGTTTCCGGAATTGCATAGTGTATCATAATATCAATACTTAAAAATGCAAATATAACACATACAAAAACAAGCAGTTTTGAAAATGATTTTCTTGCCTTTTCAGATTGATAATTTTTCTTATAAAATACTTTTGCGAATCCGGAAATGGTATCACATAAATACATAATACCTGCTATAACCATATAAATTATATTTTTAAGAAAAAATGTAATAAATATTTCCATAATAAATCATCCTTTCTTAAAATAGTAACTGAATAAACATATCATCAAGCGCATACAGAAGTTCCTTCATAATATTATGATATGAATTATAATATTCATTATATCTTGGAAGAAGATTTCCGTATTCTTTAAATGTTCTTTCAATGGTATTATTTGAATCTGAAGATGAATTTCCTTCAGTTTTAGTTGTATTTTCAGAAGAAGATTCAGCCATAGAACCATCATCTGCATATTTAACTTTACCTATATTATCAGCATCAATTAAATTTGCAGGTGTAGTAGAATGCACATTTTTACCGGAATTACTTGCAGAACCAGTTCCTTTAACAGTTGAATCTGAATCAGAATGATTAACTGCATGTTCATAACTTTCACCCTGTCTTTCAAGGGCAGGATTTTCAAGATTAATAATCTTTTGTAGTGCATCATATTTAAAGCATATTTCCGGCATCAGCATTTCAAGTCTTTGTTTAAGTTTCATTTTAAATAATGGAACAGTTTCATAACCTATGCATTCATTCCAGTATTTTTCACAAAACTGCATTTCAAAAGAATCTTTGAAATCCTGATTAGGAATCTGGTAATTAAAATCAAAAAGGAATTTACATCCTTCCTGAATCCTTTTATAAATATCAGGTTCATTAGGATTAGATTGTGAACAGATAATAGTTTCTATACTTGTAGTGTATTTACTCATCAGATTCACCACCTTCATCCTTATTTACTATATTAAAAGGTTCGTTAAATTCTTTGATTTTCTGAACTTCTTCATTAAGTGTAACAGTTATTTCTTCATCAAGATAAGAACTGAACTTTTCATTGATTTCTTCACAGGCTAATTGTCTTGCAGTAAACATTGAATCTATAGTTAAACCTATAACTTCATTATTAACATTTACTTCATCAACTATACTTCTTTCCCTTTTAAATGTGCCATTTGCATTATTAAGGCCTATAAAAGTTAAAAACATATCCGTATAATATTTAATAATTTCATTCAGTTTATCTGCAATAAAAGGTGCATTAGTATTAACACATCCTATTTTACCAACTGCATTTTCTTCAAGGAAAATATACCACTCATTACCATCATATTTTTCAAATTCGGCTTTTAGTAGTTCCCTTTGTTCCCTTGTACCAGAAAATACTACAGGTGTTTTCTGTGCATTAATATTAATATCAGATATATCTTTTATTTTAATAATCTGCTGAACAAAATAATCAATATAAAGAAATGTAGGAATATAATTTGAAGTATTACGAACAACTACAAATTGTGATTTATCATTAAAAGTTTCACTATATTCAT